TCCTCGTTATATTTTTGTATTCTAAAATCTGGGAATCCATTTTCAAGAATACCTACATCAACATAGCGATAGGGATAACGTTCGTGAATAACAGTAAGTGCCATAGTTCTCCTTTACTTAATTACATTATAGTATAGTTTAAGTTCATTACAACAAATTTAATAATATCTTAACATTATTTTCTAACGATGAGGATATCGCCATCGTCATCTTCATCATCATCTGCGTTAAAAACCAACAGTTCATCTCCTGATCGCACATCTCGCATCTCTGGATGAACATTCCTAGTTTGTCTTGGGCCATCAAACTCTCTTAATGTTGATCTCATCATTGTGTACATAAATGCAAAAGTCATGCCCACCACCACGGCAAACATGACCAAATACAATACAACGGTAAGATCGTTCATCTAAAGAGTTTTTGGATGGGTACTTGTTTAATTCTATCTATGACATCACCCTCCACTCTCTCAACAATTCTATCTAAAACGTCAATATCGATGTCCATGAATGGTGGAATGATACCAAGTAAACGTAATAGTCCATCAACAAACAATGCAAGTGCTGTGAATCCAAGAATCATAGAGATAACTGTGGCCTCACGATTATGTTTTGCCATCGATGCTTCATCAATTCTTCTTGCTTCAGCAACTGCCTCTGCAATCAGTGCATCCACCTCATCTTTGGTGTAAGCATACCTTCTGATTTTTTCTTCTGTCATATCATCCAGTATATCTGTGACAGGGAACTCCCTAATTAATGCTTTAATCATTTATACCTCTATCTTACTTCAAAGTCAAGTTTTCTAATCTTTCTTTTTTTTCTTTTCTCGTGAAAGGCAAGATCTTGTGCAGATAATTTGTTTTCATGTTTCTTCTTTTTAGTAGAGTTTAACATAATTACCCTAGTTAGGTCGTTTGCTGTCACGACTTCATCAAAAATCGTCACCATGTTAGGACATCCGCACGTTACTGTCTTTCCTGACTGACTTTGGAGTTCTTTGTTACAGTCTTTACACCTTACACTAATCTTCGTATTTAATACCTTCTCGTCCATACTGATCCTCTAATCTAACGATGTCATTCTCATTACAATCGCCTAACTGCACTTCAACAAAGACTAAATGAGAGTCTTTATCAGCTGTTGCACGATGTAGTTGTCTTTTGTTTATAAAAAATCTTGATCCAAGAACTGCTTTAAAAGTATCATCACCAACTCTTACTGTGCCAGATCCACTCACTATTGTCCAATGTTCTTCTCTATCATTGTGATACTGTAGTGAAATTTGTTGTTGGGGTAGAATGATGATTCTTTTTACTTTATAGTTATCATCATCTAATAATGTTTCGTAGGTTCCCCAAGGTCTGTGAACTAGCATAGCTTTTGAAAATAAGAGGGAGGTTGGATTCCTGTATACCAACAAATAACGGGCATTACTACAGTAGTAAAAACGTTATTGCCTGAGACCCGACTGGTTGAGTCGGTTCTTCTCTCGAAGCAGCACCACCTGTGTCTCATCACCTTAACCAGCAGTTGCCAGTAAGTTTATTCAGTCACTCCCATGTTGCGTCCAACATTATTAATATAACACACTACTATTTAGTTGTCAAGCGTTTCTCTTAATTTACGAATTGATCCCTTTAAATTATCAAACATCTGTTCCACAGTTGCACCTCTAGGCATCCCCATCTGTCTAAGTGACTCTCTCATATTCTCTGCAACCAACATCGCATCTTCATCCTTCGACAACTTACATCTAAAGTACATGAGTTTCTGTTTCTCTAACAACTCTTCAATCAGATCAAGTTGTTCCGCCTCATCTTCCTCAAATCCAGTGGCAGAGGAAAAGGCAGCCTCAATAATACCATTAGTAATTAGATCTTGAAGTTCTTTGATTTCTTCAAGACTGGCTTGAACCATCTCCGAATCAAAAAATTCACTCCTAGAATCAAAATTCATTTAACTACAATCTCCTTGAGGGTTTGTTTATATTTTGCAAGGTTAATATTATTTAACAAAAACGGTTTGTATTTGTCAAGTTTCATACTGACGGTTTTCCATACAAAATCATCTAATTTAGCATCAAAGTCTTTTTTGTATCCAAGCATACCATCCAGTATCACTAATGTTTCTGTTGTAATATTTTTCTTTAAATGTTCTTTGATAATGATAGGATGTTTGCCGTTCTTACATTCAAACAAAGAATTAAAATCTCTGTCACTACAAATCTGCATCATCTCCTGTTTGAAAAGATAATTCAAACTCTGTATCTTCTTTTTCCAATCATTATACTTGTCCTCGCCTGTTTCTATGATCTCTCCTATCCACATTCTTTGTGGTCATCACACTGAGAGAATATAGCAGTAAAGTAATCTACGATATCTTCATCTTTCTTTTGACGAGACATCTTTTCAAAAAAATATTTGTCCTTTCTTTTATTAAATGATGTGGTGGTTGCGTTTGTCTTTCCACCATACTTAAAATAATCAAAGTTATCCTTCGTAAAATGATTCTTGAATGCTAGATAAGTTCTGTAGCAATCAAAACCAGTCATAAGGGCAGTTTTGCTCTTGTTGTACGTTTTAAATAGTTGAGTTCTGTCGCTTCCCATTTCAACTTCTCCTTGAGTGGTTTTGAAATGAGTTTCGGCACGGATTCAACGTCAATGGCATTTTGTTCACAATAATGTACGATAGCATCAATATAACCTAGATTGTCATTCTTGACAATAGCCTCTATGTCCTGTGCAAACTGTGCTGAACAGAGAAACTTTTCTTTAAGAGCTTTGTTGATGTCACCCATTAACCACCATTCGGTTTTTGATAAATTCTTTAACATATTTGACCAATAATTTAATGTAATCACCTTTGTTTCTTTTATCATAAACCTTAACCTCACCGTTTGGTGTGACCATGATTGTGATAAGTTTTTGGATAGGAATTCCAGTCAGTTCATAATACATACAGGCATATGCAACCTCTTGAACAAAGTATTGTTCAATCCATTCTTCTGGTTTAATCTTCTTCGAGGTCTTAAAATCAATAACAGCGAGTCCGCCCTCATATTCGGCGATACAATCGACTCTTCCTGCCAGACCAAGGTATTCAGAATAAAGTGTGCGTTCTATTGCGTGTATCTTTCCTATCTTGTCTAAACTAGACTTAGCACTGTGAAACATAAACTGAGTCAGTGGTTGGTAATCCTTCCAATCTAACTCCTAGTTCTCAAGATAGGCTTGTGCAGCTTCATGAAAGTCCGTACCACGTCGAGTTGCCTCTTTTGTGACACGATCTGCTTCTTCATTTCCGACTCTCTTTCTCCATTCACGAAACACCTCTCGATTATAGAAACTAGTAACAGAGGTGATAGAAGGAACCCACTCATTGCTGGGTAACTTATATAGGCGAAGTCCGTCGGTCTCTTTTTTCTCTAACTCTAAATCACCTAAGTGATTCTCAACAATAAACATTAAAATCCCATAGCCATTTTACGAACAAGATATTCTCTCACAAGACCAGAACGAACAATATCATTGACATCAAATTCAATCATTGCAAAGTCCTCAGGCATTTGTTCGATTATCTTCATGAAGTCAAGAATGCCATTCTTTTCGTTAGTTTTCTGTAAGTCTGTTTGACTTGCATCACCACAGAACATGATTTTAGCATCCTCTCCTACTCTTGTTATTATACTATCTAATTCATGAAAATTCAAGTTTTGTGACTCGTCAACTAACACAATTGCTTGGTCAATCGTTGTTCCACGAATGAATGATGTGCTCCAGAACTTGATAGTGTCCTGTTGTTTTAGATTACCATATAACATTTCAAAGTCTGCATCAGTAGGCATTTGAAACATATACTTCACCATGTTCTTGTATGGTATCTGATACAAGAAAGACTTGTCCTCATGGTCGCCAGGCAAGAATCCAATCTCTCTGGTTGATACAAGAGACCTTACAATATAAAGTTGATTGTAAGGAGTATGTGGGTCAAGAATATCTTTCAATGCAAGATATAATGCAACGAAAGTTTTACCTGTTCCAGCAGCACCATAGGCAAAAATGTTTTTACCCTCCTTGTAGTTTTCAAAGAGTTTCTTTTGGTTATCTGTAATAGGCTCAATCTTGTTTAGTAGATCGGCATTGATAGGTCTTTTTCTTTTCATCTGTTTAGCCGTCATTCCTACACCGATAGGAGAATCTTTTTTTCTTGCCATTACTTGTTAATCTTTTTAACTCTTGAGCCAGGAGATTTAGATGCCTTGTATAGAACATCATTCCAACTAGGATTCTTTGTGATTAGTTTGTCTCTCCATTCACCAACCTCTCCGAGGCCAGCAACTCCAGCATTCCAATCTTTGTCCCAGTCTGGATTGTCTTTTCTCCACTCATCATATGCCACCATTGACATAGAGAGTTCTTTTTTCTCGCCAGTTTCTTTATGAATAACAGGGTATGTTGGCATAAGTTTTAACGTTTTGTAATATTATTTAGATTAACTCTTGGAAAAAGCCTTCTCGGCATATGACCTAAGATAATCTTGAAAGCCTTGTTCAATTCCACCTACGTTATCATGTTCATCGCACCAGATGGTTGCAAATTCATACACGGCTCTTGTATGTTCTTCTAAGTGGTGTGTAAGGCATCGAAAACAAGCTGCTCTTAGTAACAACTTTTCTTCTGAGTAACGGGGATCATCACTGTTACCCGTCATCGTCCTCAAAGACTTCATCATAATCTGTAATGTGGTTGACAATTTCGTCATAGTTTAGACTTATTCTATATGCCTCCTCATCGGAGTATATTTCACATTCTAACGCATTTACAACATTTTTCAAGTCCTTAATCATGACCTTTAACTTTTCTCTATCCATTAGAGTGGCCTCCCATGTTTATCAACAAGTCCTAATTTCTTGACCTGAGATATATTAGATTTCTCTTTCTTCTTTATTTTCTTATATTGTTTCATGATTTTGTCAACTTCGTCTTTGAAGACTTTGACTTTGAGTTTCTTTGCTTCTTCTGAAGTGACAAAACCCAATCCTTGATCACTTTCTTTTCTTTGTTTCTCTTCCAAAAATTCGTTGATTCCAAGTTGAATCTCTCCCTCAATAATGTCATTAATTTGATTGCGAAGTTCATCACTCATGAGTTTCTCCTCACTCTTTTCTTAGGTTTACTTGCCACTGGTAAACCCCATGTTTTTGGACTTGCAATTCCAGGCCCATATTCAATACTCACGATAGAACCCGCTCCAAATTTGTCGTAGTACATATCAAATATGTTTACCTTAGCATGACATCTTACAAGATCATTACGAACTGCATCATCAACCTTATATGTCACGATATAAGCATCAGAAGGTAGAGACTTATCACTGAGTTCTTCCTTATTACAGTTCTCTTTGATAAGACTTGTTGAGTATCTACTACTCAAATCTTCTTTTTCTTTTGGTGTCCAATAAGCTTCCGCCATCACCTCATCTCTGGTTTTTGTTTTTGCCATACTAACTTCGATTACCCCATTGTATATCGGGGAATGCTTCCTCAACTATGGCACGAGTCAACTTGTATTTCTTCTTTAGATTTTTGTCCTTTAC